CTCCAATTAAGTCCATGAACACAATCTCCATGAAGTAAATTTGTACCCAGAGATACTTCACATGGTTTAATCATTTGTTTATTTTCGAGAAGAAGACTATGATCTTCTGTGACGTCAACGACACCAGTATGGGTCAAAACACGATGAATATTCTTCGTCGTTTTATGACGAACAATCTGTTGAATGGGTGTAAACCCCTTTTCAGTCCAAACTTCCGCATCAATCTCGGCAACCTCTTTACCATCGTCACGTTCTTCATATGATTCGACGAGTGAATCGATTCTGCATGTCTTTACTTCACCTTTAATACGAAGTAATAGAGGTGTATCGGGTGTCACGGAATCGCCATACCTTACCTTCGAACCGGGATAATGCTTTTCAACATACGTCTTCGTTTCGTCAATCATAGATCTTCCTTTTAACGTTGTCGTAGACGCGATGGCTACACACGGTAAAATTCCTTTAGACGCTCCAGTAAAACCGTACACGGAGTTCATAGAAATTTTATATGCGAGCTGTTTACCATTATACATTTGTTTTGTAGCACCAGTTGAGTTTGCCATATCTTTTTTCGCTTGTTTTCTAAACAATTTCAACTCTTTCAAAATACTCGGTAAAATGCTAGGAACGTCCTGTGCGAATGTATGTTCTCCAAATCTTTCGTACGTAATACCGGGTAAGTTATCATATTTGGGATCTTTTACAAGGGTCGAATAACATAAATTGTGTGCCATCATGATAGATGGGTACAACCCTTCAAAATCGAGTGCTGTGATGGGTGTGTAATACGCTCCAGATTGCGCTTCCAGAACAGTAGCACCGACGTACCCCGCATTATCCGTATATCCATACTCGTATGTCGGAACTTTAAATCCCATCTCACGCGCTTTTTTCGTCAACTGACTAAACACCTTGATTTGTTGACCACGCTCTACCAGGTAACTGAGGGGTACCCATGTCGCTTTTGCCATTTCCAAAAGATTCATGAGTGTGCAGAGTCTTGTTAAAAGTCTGTGTGGAAGAAGTGTATCTTTAATACAATATTCGGCAACTTCTCGCAATTTTACAGGATCAGCTTCCACGTATCGCGCAAACATTTCTTTCGGAGGCATATCAATCTTCTTATCACCCAAATATTTTTCAGAAACACTGTCAAGTTTATACGAATCTAATTTATATTCACGTTTGATTTCGTGAAACATATCAAAAATAAAACGACCGGGCATTGGGACTAGTTTTAATTCATTATCACCCAGAGCACTTGATGAAAGTTTTTTACTCGTAAGATTACACGTGTACCCTTTGAGTTTACTCATATGAAAAAAAGTCAGAGGACAGCTGTTTAACATACCACGTTCCATGATATACTCAAGATCAAAACCAAATATGTTCCACCCCGTTATGATGTCTATGTCATGAATATGAAGATACTTAGAAAACGCCAATAATAAATCACGTTCCGTGTCGAAGCTAGTAATTGTACATCCTTCAAGCTTTGGATCTGTGTTTTTATAACAGAGGCATGTTTTATCAAAGGGTTCGTCTTCACCGAATCGTACTAATGAAATCGCGATTTGAAAACAAGCATCACCGTGTACACGGGGACTGGGAAACTTCCCAGTAGAACTATAACATTCAATATCAATTGACGCGATCACGAATGGGGCTATATCAGTCGTTTCTATGGGTTTTAATAGTTTCCAATTTTTACACTGTAAATCGATATCTACGTTCGCATGAAACGCTCTCGTACAGGAGTTTCCTGTATCAACCCAGCCCGTAGATTGAATACCAGTTCGATGCATTAATCTCAGCACAGGATCGACGTTCGATTCGTATATTTTCAATTTCGTCTTCAACCCATTGATGGATTTACGTAAACGATTACTCACTTGACGCCGCGTCGCCAAGTCAGAACAATATACCTGTAAAAATTGAGAAATTTCACCATTCTGGAACCCTTCCATATCTTTGGCTTTCACAATATCCGTGTGTGAAATACTATCTGGACACACTCGTTCAATACACGTCACCAATGTTTTTACACTCAAACCTAACGGAATCTTGATAAAAAAATAAGGAACAAACGGTGTGGTGACGCATACTGATTCACCATTCATAGTTTTACCGAATAGACGTATAATGTGTTCGTCATTTTCGTCACGAGCATCCCACGTCAACACCTGAAATTGGACCATACTTCGTTAACGAGCTAAAATTTTAATATCATTTACTAATAAATGTCAGCCGCATTAATTGATCTTGTATCGAAGGGTGCTCAGGATGCCTACATCACAGGATCCCCCCAGGTTTCCTTTTTCCGCCAAAATTACAAACGTCACACGAATTTTTCCATCAAACCCGAGCGTCTCGATTATGTCGGAACATTCGCCGCTGGTAACGAGGTCGTGATCCCTCTGCGTACAAAGGGTGATCTTTTAAGCTATGTATGGGTCGAGGCCACCAACATCGGCCGCGGTGGTGCGCAGCGTACCGGTTTCTTTAGCACCGACGACACCAGCACGACCGAGTTTTCTCTTTGGATTGGTGGTCAGGAAGTGTGCCGCCTCGACGCCCTTTTCATTCAGGGTGTTCACAATTTACTCTACAAGCAAGATGGCGCTAAGGCGAGTTGTGCCGTGACTCTCGACGAGGTTTCCGACAACGCTAAGGGAACTGATGCGGCCGCCGATCATTATCTCATCCCCTTCTTCTTCTCCGAAGATTGGACCAAATCTCTCCCTCTCACCGCGCTTCAGTTCCACCAGGTCGAGCTGCGAATCAAGTGCCGTAATGGAGGTGGGTCGGGTGCTTTTCAACCGGATTCTACACCCAAGGTCTACGGTACTTATGTGTACCTCGATACCGAGGAGCGTCAGATGCTTGTTGATAATGAACATGAGATGCTCATCACACAGACCCAGTTTCAACCCATGTCTGCGAACGATGTCGACATCGATCTCACATACTTCAACCACCCCTCGAAGGCTATCCACGTCGTCTCTTCCGAGGCTGATAACTCGCAATGGGATACCAACTTCACGTTCGACCGCGCTTCTCTCTACATCAACGGTACCACTCTCTTTGAGGAAATGTCTCCCGTCTACCACCACAACGTCGTCCCGGAGATGCACTGCACATCTCTTCCATCGGCGACTCTCAGCACCGTCTCTACTTTTACGTGGCCTTTCTGCTTAAAGATGAACTCTTCTCAGCCCAGCGGTTCTCTTAACTTCTCGCGTATCGATAACGCGAAGCTTAACCTCACTGGTACAGGTACCAGGAATGGTAATATTGTGCGTGCCTATACAGTCAATTATAACATTTTGAGGATAAAAGACGGTATGGCAGGTATAGCGTTTGCGAATTAAATATGTTTATCCAGAAGATCCAAAACCACGAGTTCCGCGTTCAGTATCCTTGATAGCATTAACTTCTTCAATAAGAGGCGTTTCACACTTTTCCAAAATAAGTTGAGCAATGCGATCACCCTGTTTAATTTCAAACTTTTCACTTCCGTGATTAAACAGAATGACCTTCAATTCACCCGTATAATCGGGATCGATAACACCCGCCCCTGTTTGAATTCCATGCTTAACAGCAAGTCCAGAACGAGGAGCGATACGTCCGTACACACCCATGGGAATAGTAGCGGCAATACCAGTGTTTACAATTCCACGTTCCATAGGTGGGATGAACATGTTAGAGGTACTATATAGATCATACCCCACAGATCCAGGGGAGGCGCGTGTAGGTACAATAGAATCTTCCGAAAGGCGTTTGATAAGAAGCTTCATCTTATTGTCATTACAATCAAAATCTTTATACTAGATTACATTTCGGTGTGATTAGTCATCCACAAAAACGTATACGGATCAATATCGTAAAACACCTTTCTTACATAAAACATCAGAAACGTATTAATAACGAGTGATACATATAGCAGACATTTAACTGCGTTGTGACCGCGTAATTTATCCATCACTCGCTCATATTCTTCGGAACTTTCTTTATAATCATCATTCAAATTCGAACGAATACGTTTGAGATCATCGATAACCATTCGAAGACTATCAACAGTATCCATGATGAATATACTTTCTGTATACATTCATCATCGACTTAAGTGAAAATTATATTCAAATAATGTAAAATGTTTTATTGTCGCGCGTGTTTACGAGTCTATGACGGGTTTGCTCAATGTTGTTATGAGATGGACCACGTCGAACTAGTTACTTCCGATTCGGATAACGAATCTTCTCAGTCTTGAGCGCCTTTTCTACCGCGAGAGCACGCTTTTCTGCGTACATTTTTTCACGTTCTTCATAACTCATTCTGTTTAGAGATTCAGTGGGTTTTTTGCTCGAAGGGTTCATTTAATGTAAATGTGTGTTAATCTTTATATTACATTTAGATTCAAATAAGTGGCCTCCTCGAGGCCCACCCGATTACGAGTTTGGAGTCGGTTCGAATATTTTAATAACATCGTCAATTTTATTAATATAATTTGTTACCGGAGTAACGCCGTATAACCTACAATTAGCGTATGATTCAAATCTACTTTTCAAAAGTTTATATTTTTGAACTTTATAATTTAGTTCTTGTTCCGAAAGACTGTCTTTCTGCTTCCACTGTTCTGATGTGTTGTTATACCTATTAATATATGTCTGAACCCTACTAGAAGATATACTTTCTCCCCTTCTTAGTTTCCTATAAATCTCGTATTCACTAGAGTATCTTTTATACAAAGCTCTCCAATAGTCAGTATCGACCAGTCCGCTAGATTGTAACGTTAACCTACCTTGAGGACAGGGACCACTGGTGGGAGGACCACTGGTGGGAGGACCACTGGTGGGAGGACCACTGACGGGAAGTGTCACGGGACCACCGGTGGGAGGACCACTGGTGGGAGGAGTATTACCACCGCTACCACCACCCGTGTTACGGTTGATGGAACCCCATAAAGATTTAACATTACTAGACTCACCCTCTTTCAAGTCCCTACACTTATTTATCCGCAATTTATCATCGTAATCGCAATACAATTTACCTTGTGCGTCACTACGATCTATATATGCACACGCTTTCATATACTTTCTGCTCCCAGTATCGGTGGGTGGTCCTTTCCCTTCTTTCAATTTCCAATCTTCCGGATCTCCCAAAATTTTTTTAGAAACGTATTTCTCCTTATACTTAGTAACATCATCTTCTCGATTGGTTAAAGATGAGGTTTTACACATTTGTAGCTTACCATACGTCTTTGGTGGGAGCGGGTCGATATATCTCCCTGAACAGTCAAAAAGACTCGATCCAGAACCACCACAATTCACTTTCGATCCATCTGAATCTTCCCACCACCGTTTTGGTCTTCTCGATTCATCCATACATTCTCTCAGAGTCTGTGCTTCCGCACACTTTTTCTTCATTTTTTCTTCATAATGCGCGGCCTCGTTGGGAAGCCAAGCCCGGTCACTCACTGTCACCCCCGTCGAAGAATTCCAACCGATTGCATGTCCCTTTGCGTGTAAGATTCTATTTCTTCGTTCACCACCAGCATCCAATTCAGCTTGTATCAGGTCTTTATACGCTTTCAAACTTTCTTCGTCGAGTACACAATATTTCGGTTTCTTGTTCTTGTTGTAACCCGATCCTATAAACCAATCATCTTCACACTTACCCACTCTCTCCACATCCCCACACGCTTTACCGTTATTTTTAGGGGGTGTTATTATTTTACGTTGTTGTTTGTAATAGTATCCGGTATCACTACACGTCTCTCCAGTTACATCTTCCCAAGGCCCTAAAACACAGTCAACGGTAACGTTATCTTCCAAAACCTCGGCTAGTGTGTTATAGTCACATAACTCATCTGGAGATGATACATTCCGTGCTTCAACTTCAATCGTCCGCTCTCTTACCTTTTTCCCGACCAAACAATCATAACGAGGTTCACTCCAGTCTGAATATCCACATGGCACAGGACGTGCCGCTTCTTCCGCTGCCCGTTTTGCCCTAGCTTCCTCTATTTGTTTTTGAAGTTCCGCCCATTCCTGGTCTCTTATTGGTTTCAACTTTTCGTATTCACTTGCTCCTAATTCTTTAATCTTAATGACCATTTCACGAAGAATGGGGGTTTTTGGTACACCAACATTGTTGACATACGCTTCATCTGTATCGGACCCGTTTATATCCCAATTATCATTAAAAAATTTAGTTAACATGATCACTCGTTGTTTCCCACCGCCATCTATATCATAAACCCACTGTGGTAGTTCGGGTTTTCTGCTCACTCGTTTCCCTTCTATTTCAGAGCTATAAAAAAAATCGTCGTTTACTGGTCGTATTCGAGTTGGTCCCGAAGATAATAAATCGGGAATTTCCATTGCTGGATAATGGTTAATAGGTCTCCTCGGATTAACTCCCGTTATAGCATAAATAAAATAATCCCACGGTAACCCAGTCTCTTTCATAAAATCATCTGCCTTCGAGCCTGGTAAAGACCTAACTTTCCCAACTTGTCCATAACCCCAATTTAAAAAATAATCTTCTGATACTAAGTTTCGTATGGGAAATTGTTCATTTCCGTATGGATTCTTCCTCGCAGGTCGAATCCCGTATAATTTTTCTTTCAAAGCTGATATGAGTGGAAGCGCCTCTTCCTTAACAGACGTTATTTTCTTTGCTCGTCGCTCTCGTATTTCGTCTTGCGTTTCACAACGAGAATCTATAAAGTATGCACCTTCATAATTATCATATATTCTTCTGATTTGATAAAATGGCGTTTTACAACCCGCGTTACACGATTGTACAATTCTTTCAACTTCAGAAGTTTCTAATTTCGGTCTTACCCAATCAATGTAATTTGTTACTAAATAATCACATGGCTGCTGTTCCATATTTGCCAAGTAATTACCCGATGCGGTTTTGATACTAGGCTTCATATATGGATATTGGACACCTAACAAGGTCTCGTCGCGATAATAATTATCATTCTTGAATGTTCCATCCATGTTAAGCCAATCTGGTTGGAATGGTTTCTCCTCGGGCTCCTCGGGCTCGTCTTCGATTAACGTAACGACGGGAACTGTTTTGGCAATTTCACCTACAGACGGGGGTGGTCCTCCCACGGGAGATAACACATTTCCATCTTCCGTTACGGGTGCGGGTTCATCGTCATCTATCATAGCTTCGACGATCGGTTCTGCTTTGGGTGGTTCAATAGTCTCCTCAACCACCGATTCATCACTCTGAACTTCCGAACCGTCTTTAGGTGGTGTTAATACACTCAACATATTTTCAAACAGGGACTTGGTTGGATCAAACTTATCCTTGTTCGTCGTGTAAATACCACCCCCGATCACGACCACGGTTATCAATATTAATAATATAAATATTATCAATATATTCATATTATTAACAATCAAAATAATTTAACTTAACAATCACCTCCTGGATATTCGCTATGAAAAATGGCGACACGTCCGTTTAAGTCTGTATGAAATGTGCACATGGGATCGTAGTTTTTGTTAAGTGCGTCACTTTCTGAACTACGAATGTGATACTTTTGATGTCCCGGTTTTACTTCAATATCTTCCCTGTAACTACCGATAACACCCTCTCCAATACTTATAGAGGTTTCATCTTCACTCATATCTAACGACGCACCTCCTTCACCCCAGTCACTTTCCGCGAGATCACCCGCTTCCTTATCACCACCCATATCCCAACCGGATGTTACACACTTACCCACACCGTTACTGTCGGTAACAGCTTTTGCGGTTTGATGCCATTTTTTAGCACCACAAAAATAATC